ACACCGCCCGGTTGATCGTTCCGACCAGCACGGCCAGCGCGACGGGGTTTCGCGACAGGTGCACAAGCGGCGACCATGCGGCCTGGTATTCAGCCTCGGTCATTTTGCCCTGGACCGTGGCCAGCGCGATTGCGTTCGCCGCTTCGGTCACAGCGCCGTGCAGGACAGTGCGCGTCACAGCGCCGGAAACCGGAACGGACGTTTCGGCATGCGTCCAGCCTTGGGGCGCGTTGGCGGCCGGCGGCTCGCTGTAGAGCATGGCGGCGCGTTCCACGACGTCTAGGACGTTGCGGGCCGCCGTCAAGAGCTCAAAGGCTTCGCCCGTGTCCGTGTAGCTGCTTGCGTAGCTACGCTTCTGGAAAGCGGCGATACGTTGGGAAAGCGTGGTCATTGATCCGTCCCTTCGCGATAGGTGACGAACATGACGACGCATCGGCCGTAAGGGCGGAACTCAATCGAGTCACCAAAATCCGTTTTGACGCCGCGATCGCCCGTCAACCCAACGGCCGCCTTGGCGCGGCGCGTGAGCTCGCGCTGATAGACCTTGTTTGCCTTGGCGTAGTTAGACCCGCCGTCATAGCCGTAATGCGTCAGTTCCGGCATGGTCACAGTCGCGCGGCGCACCCAGCAGTAGTTGGCTTCGCCCCCGAACGTGTCTGTCAATTCGACGTCGTAAGTGTGCATCACAGGATCCCCCGCGCGGCTTGGTCCGCCCACGCGGCGAGCGCCAGCATTCCGCCGACAATGGCGAGGCTGGCCGTAATCAGGAAGTACCCCCAAAGGGTTTGCCGGCGGTACTGGCGTTCCGCGGCGGAAAGGCGACGCTTGCGGTTCATTGTCATTCCCTCTTGTCAGCCGCTGTGGCGCGGCGTTGCACCCTCAATAGCAGAAACTGCTACAAGGTCAACAGGGGGTGCATAACAATTTTCGGGAAGGTCTGATGACCTGGCGCTTTGCCTGTCGGGTGCTGGTAGCGGGGTAGGGCGTAGCTATAGGGTAGCGCCCGCGCCGTCACTAACGTGCGTCGGAGCGCGTACCCTCTATTAGCCGGCCTGTCAAGTACCGGGGCCGAATCCGTTGTGCGATAAGGGTTTGCGGGATTTGGCCAGCTGGTACGGCGGGTAAATACCAGCCCGTACCAGACGTACCAGCTTATGTTACAACGGGTTAGCGAAGGGCGTTCGCTGTGGCCGTAACGCCGAAGTGATCAAATTCCCACTTCGCCAGGCCCGATTTCCTACTTTGCCGATGGGGATAGTTGGCGAATAGACGTCCTTCGGCGTATCCTGAACCTTCACCCGCGCAGGCAAAGGGCCAAACCCCACAATGGCAAATCAGCTTACCGACCCACCCGCCGAAGCCTTCAAACCGAACGAATGGGACCGCCGCGCCCCGCGTTGGCAGAAGGGCCAAAGCGGCAATCCAGCCGGCCGGCCTCGAGGCTCCCGCAACAAGCTGGCCACGGCGTTCTTCGATCACCTTTACGCCGCATGGGAAGAGCAGGGCGAGGGGGTGATAGCCCGCGCCATGTTCCACGACCCGGCCAAGGTGCTGGCCATCGTTGCGCAACTCATGCCGCACAAGATCGAAGTCACCACGCCAACCGAAGGCATGAGTGACGAACGCCTCGAGCAACTGATTGAGCTCGCCGAACGCATGGCGGCCCTTCGGGCAGAAAGCGCGACGGGGGGTACGGTCATCGAAGGGGAATGCCGTGTCGCCGAAGAGGGGGGTGGGGGGCCGGGCGCCTTGGGCCCCTCCGGTGGAGGGAATAGGGTACTTCCACACCCCGAGACGACCGCATCGACCGAACCGCCTGTTCACCGCGGCGACGTCGCGCACGAAGGCCCCTCTTTGCCAGACGGCAAAATTGCTACGGTGGGTGAGCGGCTGATGGCCCGGGTCGACGGGCAGGTGATCGTCACCTGGGCGCCGGGGCCTGGCGAAGAAGACGTCGATCCCGCCTCGCTTTTCTGACAGGGCGGTGTTATCCATCGTCGCCTGACCAGGAGGACTCCCATGCCCATCGAGCGCGCAATGCCGCAATACGTCTGCCACAAGCAGGTTTCTGCGTTGAAGATCAGCAAGGTCGACTTGAGCGGGAAGCACGGCGACGGCGCCTTCCTCGAGTTCGACGAAGAGGACGGTTTCGCGCCGCGCGAAGTCAGCTACGACTACATCACGAAGCACAAGCCCGAGGCCGGCGGCTACTTCGTGCAGTACGAAGACGGCTATGAATCGTTCTCGCCCGGCGACGTGTTCGAAGCCGGCTACACCGCAAAGGAGTACGGCCGATGATGTCACGCCCGCCTCGCTTTTCTGACGGGGCGGTGTCATCCATCGTCGCCTCGGCGAGAGGGAACGACTGATGAAAAATTTCGATCGCGAAATGGACGTGCTGGATTGGGTTATGGTCGGCGGCGCGCTCTTCTTCGGCTTCATGTTCGGCATGCTGACCGCGCAATTCATGTTGACCTGATGCAGAACAACTTCCCCGTCGCGCCCGACCTGTCGACGTTCCGCACGCTGGACGCCGACGACCCGTACGACATGAAGAACAGCAGGCTCAACGAAGCCCTGCTGATTACGGCGCAGCGCGCGGCGGGGATGCTGCACTTCAGGACGACCAGGGCGAACGGGTCGATCTTCGTTGACGGCTGGATCCAGAAGCCGACGCGCGAAGCCGACTTCGACCCGCTTCGGGTGTTCCTGTGATCTACGCCCTGGTCGCCGGCGCGGTCGTCGTGATCGGCCTTGTCGTGTGGGGCGGGATCGCCGTCGCGAGCCTGCCGCTCGGCGCCCCGCCGCGTTCGAGGTTGAAGACGGCGCCGCCTCCGATCGAGCCCACCGATGACAGCTGGAAAACGAACCTGGGCATCATCGAACCGCGGGTTCGCTACCTGGACATGGACTTCCGGCCGTGAACGACCAGGCCGCGGCGGCGGTTCTCGCCGTGCTGATCCTGGGCGCGGTCTACGGCGTGTGCTGGCTGATGCAGAAGGGCGCGGAAAAACTCGATGACTGATCCCGTCGCCCCGGGCGAGCACGCGTCGCCCGAAGAGTGGGCCGAGTTCGCCGCGAAGCTGCAGCGCGAACGCGAGCGCCAGCGGTCGCTGAACCGCCTCGCCTACTACCGGCCCTACGCCAAGCAGGCCGAGTTCCACAACAGCGGCTCGCTTCCGATCTACGAACGCCTGTTCATGGCCGGGAACCAGCTGGGGAAGACCTGGGCCGGCGCCTTCGAAGTCGCCATGCACATGACCGGCCGCTACCCCGAGTGGTGGAAGGGCCGGCGGTGGGACAGGGCGATCACCTGCCTGGCGGGGTCCGAATCAGGCGAGCTCACGCGCGACGGCGTGCAGCGCCTGCTGGTCGGTTCGCCGGCGAGCGAAGACGAGTGGGGCACGGGCACGATCCCGAAGGACTGCCTGGTCGATTGGAAGCGCAAGCAGGGCGTGCCCGACGCGCTCGACAGCATTCAGGTCAAGCACAAGAACGGTGGGGTCTCGACCCTCCTGTTCAAGTCCTACGACCAGGGGCGCACGAAGTGGCAGGCGAACACCGTCGACCTGGTGTGGTTCGACGAAGAGCCGCCGCCCGACGTCTACTCCGAAGGCCGCACGCGGACGAACGCGACCAAGGGCTCGGTCTTCCTGACCTTCACGCCGCTGAAGGGCATGTCCGAAGTCGTCCGCCGGTTCCTGATGGAAAAGGACGACCATCGTCACGTCACGACGATGACCATTCACGATGCGGAGCACTACACCGATGCAGAGCGCAAGCGGATCATCGACAGTTACGACGAACACGAACGCGATGCGCGCTCGTCGGGCATCCCGATACTTGGCTCGGGCCGCGTGTTTCCTCTCGCAGATTCGGCAGTTCTCTGCGACCCGATCCGCATACCCGACTACTGGCCCCGCATCGGCGCCATCGACTTCGGGTGGGACCACCCGACCGCCGCGGTAGACCTGGCGTGGGATCGCGATACCGACACGATCTACGTCGTCCGTGAACACCGGGCGGCGAAGCTGACCGCCGATCAGCACAGCCTGGTCATCGGCCCACGCAAGTGGGGCGCCCTGCGCTGGGCCTGGCCCCACGACGGTCACGCCGCCGACAAGGGCAGCGGCCAGCAGCTGGCCAAGCAGTACGCGGCGGCCGGGCTGAAGATGCTGGCCGAGCACGCCACCTTCAGCGACGGGTCGATGTCCGTAGAAGCCGGCGTCATGGAAATGCTGCTGCGCATGCGCGACGGGCGGTGGAAGGTCTTCACGACCTGCTCGCTGTGGATGGAGGAATTCAGGCTCTACCACCGCGACGACGGGAAAATCGTCAAGGAGTATGACGATTTGCTATCGGCTTCGCGTTACGGCATGATGATGCTACGTCACGCCCGCGTGCTACAGCAGGCAGACCCGTTCGGGTTAGGCGGAAAGCGTCATGCGCCCGTCGCCGCCGGCACGGGCGAGTCCCCCTGGTAGGAGAACCGACATGACCGACGACACCCGCAAGCCCGAGCAGGGCACGAACCAGACCCGAGGCGGCGGCGCGAAGAACGCCATCGAAGGGACGCAGAATATCCCCGACGCCGACAAGGGCGCGCCTCGCAAGGCGAAGGCCCGTGTCGACGCCGATAAGCAGACCCGCAAGGCGGCCGAGCCCGGCCCCGAGCAGGATCTGTCGGGCGTGCGCGACCAGGGCGCCGCGGCGAAGAAGGCCAAGCTCCCGGCTTCGCACAACCCCTACCCGCAGGGCGGCGCCGAGGCGAAAGCCTGGGCCGACGCGCACGGCGGCGACTGACATGGCGACGCTGTTCGGCGGGCCGAAGCCCGAGAAAGTGCCTGCCGCGCCGCAGATCGACGATGCGGCCCTGTTGCGCAACCAGCGCGACAGGGCTCTTCGTGCGGGTCAGGGAACCACTATCCTGACCAGCGATAAGGGTCTGCCCGACCTGGGCTCGACCACGAAGCCGGCTGCAGGAGGCGGGTGATGTCTACGCCGTTCGGCCTGGTGGGCGACTACCTGAAGAAGCGCGATGACCGAAAGGACTACAAGCGCAGCATGCGCCCCGTCGGCCGCGCCGCGCAGGGACAGGGCGCGAGCATCCTGACGCAGCCGCGCAAGCAGGTCATGTAGATGCGCAAGTCGCCCGTCGACATTGTCCGCGACCAGGAGCGCGCGAAAACCTACCGCGCCAACTTCGAACGCCAGTGGACGGACATCGCCCGCTACGTCTTCCCGCGCGCCGACGACTTTAACAACAAGTCGTCGCCCGGCACGCGCAAGGAGCAGTACGTCTTCGACTCGACCGCGCAGCTGGCGCTCCTGGCGTTCAGCGCGGCGATGGAGTCGATGCTGACGCCGCGGACGCAGAAGTGGCATCACATTCGCCCGGTCGACCCCTCGCTGGCGGCCGACGAAGACGTCATGCTGTACTGCGAGCGGCTGCGCGACCTGCTGTTCCGCATCCGGTATTCGGCCACGTCGAACTTCGCCGCGCAGGCGTCGGAACACTACATGGGCCTGGGCTCCTTCGGGACGTCCATCATGTTCGTCGAAGACGGCCTGGGCGGCGGGATCCGCTATCAGTCGATCCCGCTTTCCGAGTGCTACGTTCAGGAAAACGCTTGGGGCGTCATCGACACCATCTACCGCCGCTACACCCTGACGGCGCGGCAAGCCTACCAGAAGTGGGGCGACCGCCTCCCGAACACGATCACCGACACGAAGGACGCGCAGCCGGATCGCGAGTTCGAATTCCTGCACGCCGTCATGCCGAACGACGACCGCGAGCCGAACGATCGGTCGTGGAAGGGCATGGCCTACTACGCCTGCGACATCTGCATCAGCGGCAACGTCCTGCTGAACGAAGGCGGCTATCGCACCTGGCCGTACCCGACGTCTCGCTACGTCACGGCGCCGCGCGAAGTCTATGGCCGCTCGCCGGCGTGGGACTCGCTCGCGGACATCAAAACCCTGAACGAAATGTCGAAGACCGGCCTGCGCTACGGCCAGCTGGTCACCGACCCGCCGTGGATTACGGCCGACGTCGATGCGATGGCGCCGTTCACGGTGCGCCCCGGGTCCGTCAACGCCGGCTACATGAACGAGCGCGGCGACATGCTGGCGAAGTCGCTGGCGCCGCAGGGCGACCCGCGCTTCAGCCTCGAAATGATGGATCAACGCCGCGGCGCCGTGAACCGTTCGTTCCTGGTGACGCTCTTCCAAATCCTGGTCGAGACGCCGGAAATGACGGCGACCGAAGCGATGCTGCGCGCGCAGGAGAAGGGCGCGTTGCTGGCGCCGACGATGGGCCGCCAGCAGGGCGAGTTCCTGGGCCCGCTTATCGCCCGGGAAATCGACATTCTGGACAATTCCGGCCGGCTCGAGCAGGCGCTTGGCCCCATGCCCGACGCCCTGCGCGACGCCGGCGGGCTGGTCGACATCGAGTACGACAGCCCCCTGTCGCGCCTGCAGCGCGCCGAAGAGGGCATCGGGATCCTGCGCACCCTCGAGGCGCTGACGCCCCTGGCGCAGATCGACAGCGGCGTCCTGCGCGTGGTCAACGCCGAACGCACGTTCCGCCGCCTGCGCGACATCAACGGCGCGCCGCTCGACATGCTGAACACCAGCGAGGAACTGGCCGCGATCAAGGAAGCCGAGGCCGCGCAGGCGCAGGCCGCCGCCTTGCTCGAGGCCGCGCCCGTCGCGGCGCAGACTGCGAAGACGATGGCCGAAGCGGGAGCGGTCGCGGGCCAAGCACGTTTCTAAAGGAACCCGAGGGACATGGGACAACTCCAAACCGCCGACTCCAAATGCCAGCTGCACGCTCGCGCCGAACAGTGGGAGCGCAACGAACTGCGCAGCTACGCCATCGTCGTCATCATGGCCGACGGCACGGTCAACGTGGACTTCGACCTGAACGAACTGTCGCCCGACGAAATCGGGCGGTGCGGCGCCGGGACCGAAGCGCTCTACAAGCAGCTGTGCGCGATGCAGGTCCAGGCCGCCGTCAAGGCCCGTGACGCCGCTCGCGCCGCGCACCTGGTCGGGCTGAACGGCAAGAAGCTGGTGTGATGCGCCGCGACAGCAAGTTCGCGCGCCGACAGGTCGCCGCCCGCCGGCTCCTGCTGAACGCCCGCGGCGAATTGACGCCCGACGCCCGCGTGCTGGCCGCGTACCTTCGCCGGCTCTGCCACGCGGCGCCCGGCACGCGACTGATACAGGCGGGCCCCGCCGGGGTGGACGCCAGCGCCACCGTCGCCGCCGCTGCGCGGCGCGAAGTGTGGGACGATTTCGTCAAGGTGATGAACCTTGACCCCTACGAACTGACCAACCTTGGAAACGGAGAAGACCAATGACAACGGGGTCCGACCTTCTGGCGGGCAACCCCGGCGAAAACGCCGGGACGCCGCCTGCCGCCGATCCGCCCGCGGGCGCGCCGCCCGCCGGCACGCCTCCCGCTGCGGACCCGCCTGCCGGCGATCCGCCTGCCGCGCCGGCGCTGAAGCTCGAGGGCTTCGACGTGCCGCCCGAGCGCGCCGAGTACGTCAAGAATAAGGGGTGGAAGACGGCGGGCGACATGCTCGACTCCTACGCCAATCTCGAGCAGGTCGTCGGCCTCGAGCGCGGCGGCCAGGCCGACCGCATCCTGGTTGCGCCCAAGGCCGACGCCAAGCCCGAGGAAGTCGCCGCCTTTTGGGACAAGGCCGCGAAGGTCGGCGTGCCCGAGGACGTCGCCGGCTACGGGATCCAGGTCCCCGACGGTCTCGACCCGGCGCCGTTCGAAGAAATCGGCGGCATGCTGCACAAGGCCGGCATCCCCAAACCCCTGGCCGACAAGCTGCTGACCGAGGGGTTCGCCGCCGAGCAGGCGAAGGTCGAGGCGTTCGGCCAGCAGTCCGTCAAGGACGTGCAGGACCTGCAGGCCGAGCTCCGCGACAAGTTCGACGACACGATGGAGACCGCCCGCCGCGGCTTCAGCGCGTCGGGGCTGGACAAGGAGTCGATCCAGCGGCTGGAAATGGCCGTCGGCACGAAGGCCATGCTGAAAATGTTCGCCGAGTTCGGGAAGCACTATCTCGAGGCCCCAGCGCCGAACACGCAGCAGGCCGGCCAGCAGCCGGGCAATCAGTTCCGCATGACCAAGGAACAGGCCGTCGAGAAGCAGAAGGCGCTGATGAACGACGACGGCTTCATGGCGCGCTACCTGTCGCCGAACATTCAGACGCGCCAGGCGGCCATCGCCGAAATGGAGCAACTGGCGAAGGCGGCCACCGGGACCGCTTGACGGCGCGTAGCAATTAGCGATACACCAGCGGCAGGGTAGGAATTCGACTACCCGCCGCTGGCCCGCAAGGACAACTGGCGCTGATCCTCTAATCAGGAGAAGGCGCAATGTCCTTCGAAGTCCCCGTCCACTTCGTTCAGCAGTACACCTCCAACATCACGTTGCTGCTGCAGCAGCGCGGCGGCAAGCTGCTGTCCACCGTCACGCAGGGTTCCTACAAGGGCAAGGGCGCCAAGGCGGTCGACCAGGTCGGCCCCGTCAAGCCGGTGAAGAACCTGGCGCGCCACAGCGACACCCCGCTGATTTCCACCCCCGGCGACGCCCGGTGGGTGTTCCCGAACGACTACGAGTGGGCCGACCTGATCGACGATCAGGACAAGCTGCGCATGCTGATCGACCCGCAGTCGGCCTACACGCAGAACGCCGTGCAGTCGATGCGCCGGGCGCAGGACGACGAGATCCTGCAGTCGATGTTCGCTACCGCCGCCACCGGCGAGAACGGCACCACGTCCACCGCTTTCCCCGCGGGCCAGATCGTCGGCGTCAACGTCGGCGGCACGGCCTCGAGCCTGAACGTCGCCAAGCTGCGCGCCGCCAAGCGCCTGTTCATGGCGGCCGGCGTCGACCTGGAAACCGAGACGCTGCACATGGCGATCACGGCGGCCGACCACGACTCGCTGCTGAACGAAGTCCAGATCGCCAGTTCGGACTACAACAGCAAGCCCGTGCTGGTCGACGGCAAGGTCACCCGATTCATGGGCTTCGAATTCCACCACGTCGAGTTCACCGACAGCGCCGCCTACGACGCCGCGGCGCAGCTGGTAGACGGCGACAACCGTCTGGTCCCGGCCTGGGCGACGTCGGGCGTGCACCTGGGCATGTGGAACGACATCAACGTCCGCGTCGACGAACGCCCCGACAAGCGCTATTCGACGCAGGTCTACGCGAAGACCACCGTCGGCGCGACCCGCACCGAGGAAAAGAAGGTCGTCCAGATCGTCACCACCGGCTGATCTGACACCACCCTTCGGCCTTTGGAGGGCCTGACATGACCGACCTGATTTCCACCGAACTGACCGGCTACTACAGCCGCCCGTCCACCCGCCCGAACGGCAACGTCTACGGCGCCCGCATGCGCCGCTACCGCGCCACGATCACGCTCGCGTCGCAGGCCACCACCGACAACGTCCTGCTGGCGATCCCGCGCGCCGGCGAGACCTTCATGTTCGGGGTGATGACGCACAGCGCCTCGCTCGGATCCGCCGTCGTCGCCATCGGCACGTCGAAGGTCCACGCGTCCAACGGCCAGCTGCGCGCCGCCGCCGTGTCCACCGGCGTCAATGCGCCGGCGCTGTTCGGCCTGGCCGCCGCGATCAGCCAGGACGCGCTCGAGGCGCAGACGCCGATCTACCTGACTATCGCCACCGCGGCCCTGCCGTCGTCGGGCACGCTGGTCATCGACCTGATCTATTCGAACGGCTGACGCGGACGTCCCTCTCGCGTTCGGCTACTGGCGGCCCGGGGTTCATGGGCCCTTGGGCCGCCAGTTCAATTTAGGAGACCCGCCTTGGCGCAGAAGCAATACAGTGTCCCGCTGGGCGGCAAGAAGGGCGACGTCGTCGTGGCGTCCGGGTCCGACATCAGCACCTACGCCGTGCGCGTCATCATCGACGACACCAACACCCCGTCGAAGGCCCAAGCGCTCGAGGCGCTTGACGCCGCCCGCCAGCGTATCACCGAGGGCACCTGGCCGCCCGCCTAAAGGAGCGATCCCGTGTCCAACCAGAAGACCCTTGACGGCGACGACCGTATCGCCCCTGTCGCTTTTTACGATCGCGCGACGGGACTACCGATTGCGTCGGTCGCGGGCAACGTCCCTTCTATCATTCGCGGCACGTCTGGCCTTGAAGTCGCGGTCACGGCCACGTCCACCGACAACGCGTCTAACGGCAACTCCGTCCCCGCCCTGGTCGTGCAGGCACGCGGGTACGTTTTCAACGGCATCGGGTGGGACCGCGCGCGGGGCGACACTACGGGGGTTTTCGTCAAGCCGCCCACGTCGGCCGGCACGAATCGCAGCGCGACGGCCACCACGACCTCGGCGGCGCTCATGGCGGCGAACACCCTTCGCAGCAAGTTCTTCGTGCGCAACGATTCCGCGATCGACGTCTGGATTAACCTCGGCGCCGCGGCTGTCGCCACCCCCGGCGGTGGCAATATCAAGGTCGCCGCCAACGGCGGGCACTTCGAATTCACGGGACACAACGGCGTGGTGAACATCATCGCGGCGTCGGCCACGGCGGCGGTCACCGCCCGCGAGTATTAAGCCGTGACGTCGCGGACGACGATTATGAACCGGGCGCTGCTGAAGCTCGGCGCGGGGCGCATCGCAGCGCCGACCGACGACAGCGAACAGGCTCGCGTTCTCGGCGTCGTCTTCGACAGTCTGGCGCGAGCCGAGCTTCGCCGGCAAGCCTGGTCGTTCGCCCTGAAGCGGGACATTTTGCCCGAGACCACGGCGCCTGCTTTCGGTTACAGCCACGCCTACAACTTGCCGCCGGAATGTCTGCGCCTTGTGATGATTCATGACCGTTGGGTGCTGAACGAAACCCGGGGTTTTGACGACGATCGAGGCAGCTACGCGATCGAAGGGCGGTCGCTGCTAATCAATGGCGGCGGCGCTCTGCGCGTGCGCTACGTCACCGACTTGTCGCAGGACACGTCGATATGGGATCCGGCTTTCACCGAGGCGTTTATCTGCCGTTTGGCAGGAGAAGTCGGCCCGTCGCTGACGAAGGGCAAGGCCGACGTTCGACAGGTGAAGGCCGACTACGTGGCCGCGCTGAACGAAGCTAAGCGCGTCAACGCCATCGAACTTCCGCCGACTATGATGCTCGACGACAGTTGGGTGACTTCGCGCTATAGGTAGCCGCATGGCGAACCTCGACATCATTTGGAACACGTTCAACGCCGGTGAGCTCTCGCCCCTGTTGGACGGACGTACCGACCAGGACAAGTATTTCGCCGGCTGTAGCCTGTTGCGAAACTTCCTCCCCACGGTGCAAGGCCCCGCGTCGCGTCGCGGCGGCACGCGGTACACCGGCGCCACGAAAGACAGTGGCCGCGCCTGGTTCCTGGCCTTCAGCTTCTCCGTCGAGCAGAGCTATGTCCTCGAGTTTGGCGAAAACTACCTGCGCTTTTGGGTGAACCGCGGCCAGCTGTTGACGGATGGCGACGTGCCCTACGAGATCGAAACTCCGTGGGCGTCCGCAGACTTAATAACGGCAGAGGGCACATTCGCGCTGCGCGCCGAGCAGGAAAACGACATCATGTGGATATGCCACCAGCACGGTCGCGTGCCGGTGCACAAGTTGAGCCGCCTGGGCGCGACGAACTGGACCCTCGAGCCGGTCGTCTACAAGAACGGACCTTTCCGTGACGTTGACCCCGATTCGACAGTCACCGTCACCCCCTCGGGGGTTGAAGGCGCGATCACCTTGACGTCTACGGACAGCGATACGTTTCCGCCCGAACTGGTCGGGACGCCTTTCTACCTTGAAGCGGAGAACCCGGCGGAAATCACGCCGTGGGAGGCCGAGCGCGATCAAGGCGCCGTGGGCGCCGTCGTGCGTTGGGAAGGCAATGTCTACGAATACATCAGTAGCCTGTCGGGGAACAACGCGGGCCAGAACCCGCCGGTTCACACTGAAGGGGACGGCAGCGACGGCAACATCACCTGGCGCTACCTGCACTCGGGCTACGGTTGGGGGACGATCACCGCGGCGACGGGCGCGAACGCGGACATGACGGTCACGAAGCGCCTGCCCGACCAGACCATTACAGGCACGACCCGCTGGGCGCGGGCGGTGTTCAACGACCAGGACGGGCACCCGACCGCCATCGCCTCCTTCCGCGAGCGCCTGGTGCTCGCGCGCGACCGCACGGTGTGCATGTCCATGCCCGGTCTCTACGACGATTTCAGCCCTCTTATTGGGCCCGACATTACCAGCGAAACGGGTCTGGTCCTGAACCTGAAGATGGGCGGAAACCTGATCCGGTGGATTTCGGAATTCGGCGATCTGATTATTGGCACGGCCGGCGGCGAGCGCGCCATCAGTGAGCGCAACGAGCAGCAGGCCCTGGCGATCGACAATATCAAGAACACGTCGCAGACCGAGTACGGATCGCGCCTGATCGAGCCCCTGCACGTCGGTAGCGCCCTGCTGTTCGTCCAGCGCGCGGGGCGCAAATTCCGCGAAATGCAATTCAGTTTCGAGAGCGCGCGGTACAAGGCCGACGACCTGACCGTGCTGTCACCCCACGTCACCGACACCGGCGTTGTCGACATGGACTACCAGCAGGAGCCCGACAACATCGTGTGGTGCGCCTTGGCGAACGGAAGCCTGGCGGCCCTGACCTACAACCGCGAGCGGGGCGTCGTGGCCTGGACCCTGCACCCGCTGGGCGGTGCGGGCTTCGTCGAATCCGTGTGTTGCATCCCGGCGCCGGACGGCGGGCGCGACGACCCCTGGCTGATCGTGCGCCGCACCGTCAACGGGGAGGAAGTCCGCTACATCGAAATCATCGAGGACCCCCGACTGGTGGAAGCTGACGTGCGCGACGGTTTCTACGTCGATTGCGGACTGTCCTACGACGGCGAGCCGTCCGCGACGATCACGGGTCTCGAGCACCTTGAAGGCGAGACGGTCGACGTGCTGGTCGACGGGACGCCCCACGCGCAGCGCGTAGTCGAAGAAGGAGCCATCGCCCTGTCGCGCGCCGGCAGCAAGGTCCAAGTGGGACTGCACGAACCCGCTCGACTGGTGACGATGCGCATGGATGGGGGCGCCGAAAACGGCACCGCCCAAGGCGCGCGTAAGTCCGTGTCCGACGTCACGCTGCGCCTCTACCAAACCCTCGGCGGGCGCGTGGGGCCGACACTCGCGAAAACCGACGCCATTCCTGGCCTGCGTCCGTCGTCGCTAGTCGGCGCGTTGCCGACGCTTTTCACAGGCGACGTCACCGTCGTGGTCCCTGCCGAGTTCGGCACGGACGGACGGGTTTGTGTTATTCAAGAACAACCGCTACCTATAACGGTCTCGGCGATCATCGCCCATGTGACCGTGAATGACTGACCTGATCCCCGCCCGACCTGAAATGGCCTTGGCCGTCACGCCACACCGCGCCCAACTGTCCACCGGACAGACCGCCACGCCCGAAGACATC